AATAAACATGAAGACGAAAGTTATCCTAGTAATAACGACGACCAGAGCGTCTATAAACTAAGTGACTTGCGTAAAACTAGGCTCACATTGGCACAATTAAACAAGTTAAGAAATATCAGGGACGTTAAAAAAATAGAAAAAGAGAAAAAGATCAACGACGTTAGGCAACAATATAGGCCCGCACCACAGGCAATGTAATTAGCAAAAGGTAACAAATTTTGGTGTTTTCACATCAAAATCACCCAAAAACCCTCCTTTTTGCAGTGTAATTCTGCACCTCCGTTAAATACTACTATAATACTACTATAGGAGTAACTTCGCATGAGTACAAAGTATGAACAGTTGATTGATTATATCATCAACGAAGATGAAGAGAAAGCAAAAGAACTCTTTCATGATATCGTAGTTGAAACAAGTCGTGACATCTATGAGAATCTAATTGACGAAGAAGATTTTGCTGAAGAAGAATCAGTAGAAGACATGTCAGACGCCATCGAAGCTGATGAAGAAGGTATCAGTGAAGAAGACGACGAAATGGACATGGAAATGCCTGACATGGGCGACGAAGAAGGTGAAGAGGAAGGTGAAGAAGCTGAAGAGGAAGAGCTCGAAGATAGAGTTATGGACTTGGAAGATGCTTTAGACGAACTCAAAGCTGAATTTGATTCTATGATGGACGATGACGGTGAAGAGAAGCCTGAAATGGACATGGACATGGAAATGGAAGCAACAGAGACTGATGAAGAAGCAGTATCTGAAGAAACTGTTGAAGAAGACGAAGCCATTGAAGAAGCTGAAGAAGAAGTGGAAGAGTCTGAAGACTCTGAAGTTGTTAAAGAGTATGTTGACAAAGTAGCACAACCTGCTAACAACTCAGAAGCTCACACATCTCCAGTAGCAGGTAAGAACGACATGGGCGGGAAAGCAGTAGATTCTACAGGTGAAGAAAAAGGTGGATCAACACCTAAAGTAGCACCAGGTAAAGCCTACAAGAATACAGCTGGTGGTAAAGCACCGATGGAAAAAGCACCTGCACCAAAAAAAGGTGAGTAATTAGAGTTTAATTAAGGATAAACGAATGGCTTTATTAAAAGAACACTTAACATTTGATGCGGCTCGTATGGTAACAGAGGGCTCTGAAGATGGTAAGGACATGTTTATGAAGGGTATTTTTATTCAGGGTGGTGTTAAGAATGAAAATAAAAGAGTTTATCCTGTTTCAGAAATCTCTAATGCAGTCAGCACTATCAATGAACAAATCAAGGGTGGTTACTCCGTCTTAGGCGAAGTTGATCACCCAGATGATTTGAAAATCAATTTAGATCGTGTTAGCCACATGATTACTGAAATGTGGATGGACGGCCCGAACGGTTTTGGTAAGTTAAAACTGCTCCCAACACCAATGGGACAGTTAGTAAAAACCATGTTAGAATCAGGCGTTAAACTTGGAGTAAGCTCTAGAGGCAGTGGTCAGGTCTCAGAATCTTCAGGAGACGTCAGTGATTTTGAAATTGTAACGGTGGATGTAGTTGCACAGCCTAGTGCTCCTAGTGCATATCCAACAGCAGTGTACGAAGGGCTGATGAATATGAAAGATGGACACAAGGTATTCGAAATGGCAGCAGATGCTAGTGCAAATCAAAAAGTACAAAAGTACCTAAAAGAGCAAGTAACACGCTTAATTAGGGACTTAAAAATTTAGGAGATCCGTATGTTAGAAGCAATCAAACCATTGCTAGATAGCGGAATTATAAACGAAGAAACAGAAACTGCAATTAATGAGGCTTGGGAAGCAAAACTTTCTGAAGCCAAAGAGACTGTACGTGCTGAACTTCGTGAGGAATTCGCACAACGCTATGAGCATGACAAGTCAGTCATGGTTGAGGCTTTAGACAAAATGGTCAACGAATCCTTAACTAAAGAGCTTCAGGAATTTGCTGAAGACAAGAAGAGATTAGCAGAAGATAGAGTTAAGTACAACACAAAGATGTCTGAAACAGCAGAAAAGTTTAAAGGCTTCTTAGTTGGTAAACTAACTGATGAACTCAAAGAGTTACGTGAAGACCGCAAGACAATGGCCGGTACAATGGCTAAAGTTGAGCAGTTTGTTATTCGTCAACTCGCTGAGGAAATTAAAGAATTCGAACAGGACAAGAAGGACGTTGTTGAAACCAAAGTCAAACTTGTTTCCAGTGCGAAGGAAAAGTTAGATGAACTTAAAACTAAATTCGTTGCTCGTTCTTCAGCTTTAGTTAAAGAAACAGTTGCTAAAAATCTAGAGTCTGAGTTAACTCAACTCAAGGAAGACATTCAAACTGCTCGTGAGAACATGTTTGGACGTAGATTGTTTGAAGCATTCGCAGGTGAATTTGCTGGTACTCACTTAAATGAGAACAAGGAAATTAAAAAACTTCAAAGCATTATTGCTGAGAAGGATGAAAAACTTGCAGAAGCTACACAAGCAGAAGAGGATGCTAAGAAATTAGTTGAATCTAAAGACAGCGAAATTAAAGTCATAAAGGAATCTAGTGAGAGAAAAGAATCACTCAATGGATTGCTTAAGACATTAAACAAAGAGAAGGCCACTGTAATGAGTGACTTACTCGAATCCGTGCATACTGATAAACTTCAGTCTGCATTTGACAAGTATTTGCCAGCAGTTCTTAACAATTCAAAGATCGAACAAGCCTCAAAGCAAGTTCTTTCAGAGAATAAGAAAGAAGTAACTGGTGATAAAACTGCGAAAGACGTCGTTAAGGAAGATGGTAGCAATATTATCCAAATTAAGCGTTTAGCAGGGCTATAAATTAGTAAAACTATTAGGAGAAAACTGAAATGTCAGATAATTTACTAGAAGGCCGTTGGGGTGAGACCAAAGATGCCCTGTTAGAAGGTTTACAAGGTTCTCGCCGTACAACAATGGCTTCCGTGTTAGAAAACACAAAGAAGCACTTGGTAGAATCCGCAACAGGCGGTGCAACAACTAGTGGTAACGTTGCTACTCTTAACAGAGTTATTCTTCCAGTAATTAGACGAGTTATGCCAACTGTTATTGCCAACGAAATCGTTGGTGTACAGCCAATGACTGGTCCAGTTGCACAAATTCACACATTACGTGTACGTTATGCTGAAACAGCAACATCAACAGCGTCTGCGCCATTTGATACAGACACAACTGCTGGTGACGAAGCTCTTTCACCATTCAAAATTGCTACTGCATACTCCGGTTCAACAACAACTGGTCGTGCAGACAGCACAGCAACACTTGAAGGTTCACCAGGACGTAAGATTAACGTTCAGATCTTAAAGCAAGTTGTTGAAGCTAAAACCAGAAAGCTATCAGCTCGTTGGACATTTGAAGCCGCTCAAGACGCACAGTCAATGCACGGCTTAGATGTTGAAGCAGAGATTATGGCTGCTCTTGCACAAGAGATTACTGTTGAAATCGACCAGGAAGTACTTGGTTCTTTAAGAAGCCTAGCGGCAACTGAAGAAACATACAACCAGGCAGCAGTTTCAGGTACAGCTACATACGTTGGTGACGAGCATGCCGCTCTTGCTGTTTTAATTAACAGAGTTGCTAACAAGATCGCTCAAAGAACAAGACGTGGTGCAGGTAACTGGGCAGTTGTTTCCCCAGCCGCATTAACAGTTCTTCAGAGTGCAACAACAAGTGCATTCGCACGTACAACAGAAGGCACATTCGAAGCACCTACAAACACTAAGTTTGTTGGTACATTGAACGGTGCAATGCGTGTATATTGCGATTCATATGCAAGCGACACAACAGCAGTATTAGTTGGTTATAAGGGTTCAAGCGAGGCAGATGCCGCCGCTTTCTATTGCCCATATATCCCATTAATGAGCAGTGGTGTTGTTTTAGATCCAGCTACATTTGAACCAGTTGTTGGCTTTATGACCAGATACGGTTACGTAGAGCTTACAAACACAGCGTCATCGCTTGGTAACGCTGGTGATTATGTTGGTGAAATCGCAATGTCAAATCTTTCTTTCTCATAATAACTTTAAGTTATTTGAAAGAAGTTTTAAAGCAATACAAATCCTGTTCGGAATAGGATACAAGGAAGGAGTCGAAAGACTCCTTTTTTGTGCCTTGTATTTCTTGTTGGGATGTATAAGTATTGTAATGCAAATTATCTTAATGGCAATTTTAGTCACAGTATCGTTGGCAGACGGAACATCGTCAACAGGTTATCACCAGCATGGTCCAGAGTTCTACAACCTAGGTGCATGTCAACGCATAATCGGCAACAGAGATCTTCTTCCTGAAATATACGAAGATGTGCGCAGGCACATAGGCTCACGTTTAGTTGAAACTAGGGAGATTGGATGCTTTACTGCAGAGTCTCTTAAAGAGACTAACGACTTGCTTAATTACGATTCAACACCTTTTCTGTCATTA